TAACGATATTCGCATTGCGTTTATTGATATTGAGGTTGGCTCAGAGAATGGTTTTCCTGACCCATATCGTGCCGAACAACCAATCACCGCTATCTGTGTACACATTCACAATGGTGAAACTGTTGTATTTGGTTGTGGTGAATATCAAGTCAAAGGTGATGAGAAGTACTTTCAATGTAAAGATGAGTATGACCTTTGCAAGCGTTTTCTAAACTATTGGACTCTGGACTATCCAGATGTTATTACTGGTTGGAATACCGAGTTCTTTGATATTCCTTATATTGTAAATCGTTTCAATAAAATTCTTGGCGAAGACGAAGTTAAGAAATTGTCGCCTTGGAATAATGTATGGGAACGCAAAGTAAAAGGTAAACATGGTCGTGAGTTGACCGCTTATATTATCTCTGGTGTTGCTGCACTTGACTACATTGAACTGTATAAGTGGTATGCGCCTAATGGTAAGTCACAAGAATCTTATCGCCTTGACCATATTGCCAGTCAAGAACTTGGCGAAAACAAAATCTCTTATGATGAATATGACAACTTACACCAACTATATCGACTTAACTATCAAAAATTTATTGAGTATAACATCAAAGATGTGGGACTTGTCGTTCAACTCGAAGACAAGTTAAAACTCCTTGAACTTGGTCTAACTCTTGCTTACGATACCAAATCAAACTATGAAGACATTTTTGCTCAGACAAGAATGTGGGATTCTTTGATTTATTCCTATTTGCTTGAGAAAGGTATTGTTGTACCGCCTAAAGAATTCAAGATGAAAGATTCTGCTTTCGAAGGCGCATACGTTAAAGACCCTCAAGTTGGTATGCACATGAACGTGGCTTCATTTGACTTGAACTCGTTGTATCCACATTTGTTGATGCAATACAACTTGTCACCAGAAACGTTGATTGACCCAAGTGATTATACTCCAGAAATGCGAGCTATTATCTCGGAGGGTGTTAATGTTGACCAACTGCTGACTAAGAAGATTGATACATCAAAACTTAATGGTGTTACTCTGACACCAAACGGCCAATTCTTTCGTACAGACAAACAAGGCTTCTTGCCTCGTATGATGGAAGAATTGTATGAAGACCGTAAAAAGTTTAAGAAATTGATGCTTAAACATAAACAAGAGTATGAGAATGAAAAAGACCCAATCAAGCAAAAAGAAATTGCTAAATTGGTCGCCCGTTACGACAACTTGCAATTAGCGAAGAAGTTATCTTTGAACTCTGCTTATGGTGTTCTTGGTTCCCAATACTTCCGTTTTTACGATATTCGCCTTGCACTTGCTGTGACATTAGCTGGTCAATTGTCTATTCGTTGGATCGAAGGTAAATTGAACCAATTTATGAATAATATTTTAAAGACAGACAAAGATTATGTTATCGCCTCAGACACAGATTCGATTTATCTCCGCCTTGGTGAGCTTGTTGATACGGTGTATAAAGACAAATCGGATATTAATGCAATCATCGCCTTCATGGATAAAGTCTGTGAACAGAAAATTCAACCTTTTATCGATTCGAGTTATCAAGAGCTTGCTACGTATGTTCACGCTTACCAACAAAAAATGCAAATGAAACGTGAAGCTCTTGCAGACAAAGGCATTTGGACTGCTAAGAAACGTTACATTCTAAACGTGTATAACAACGAAGGTGTTCAATACTCTGAACCTCATATGAAAGTTATGGGTTTAGAAATGGTGAAGTCATCTACACCTGCAGCTGTTCGTACAAAGATGTATGATGTTATTAAGTTGGTTGTTAATACTGACGAAGCAACTGTGCAAAAGTTTATTATGGACTTCCGTGAAGAATTTAAAACATTACCTCCTGAAGAAATCTCCTTTCCTCGTGGTTGTAATGGCTTGAAAGAGTATGCCGATTCAACACAAATTTACAAGAAAGGCACTCCTATCCATGTGAAAGGCGCCTTGTTGTATAATAAACTGTTGAATGATATGAAACTATCAAAGACTTACCCTCTCATTAAAGAAGGCGAGAAGTTGAAGTTTACATATCTGCGCTCGCCTAATCCTTTAAAAGATTCTGTGATTTCTTTCCCAGGTCGTTTACCAAAAGAATTCGGTCTTCAATCGTATGTTGATTATGATATGCAATTTGATAAAACGTTCATTGACCCTATAAAGGCAATTCTTGATACGATTGATTGGCAAATTGAAAAACAAAACAGCCTAGAATCGTTTTTTGGATAAATAAAAACGTGGGGTAGTTCCCCACTTTAAAATACTCAACACAACATAAAGGAAATAAAATGAGTTTACTCGAAAAAATGAAAAAAGTTGGTTCCATTAAATCTACGGAACTGCTAAGTGAATCTACCTTCTTCAACAAAAAAGAAGGCGTACAGACTGAAGTGCCAATTATTAATCTGGCATTATCCGGTCAAGTAGATGGCGGCCTTGTTTCAGGTCTTACCTTTCTTGCAGGTCCATCTAAACACTTTAAATCTCTCCTTGGTCTAGTGCTTGTCAAAGCATATATGAACAAACATCCAGATGCAGTTTGTTTGTTCTACGATTCTGAATTTGGTATCACACCAGATTATATTAAGACCAATGGTATCGATACTGACCGTGTTCTCCACATTCCAATTGAACATCTTGAGCAGTTGAAGTTTGATATTTCAAAGCGCCTCGAAGCAATCGAACGTGGCGACAAAGTGATTATTTTTATCGACTCTGTTGGTAACCTCGCATCCAAGAAAGAAGTTGAAGACGCATTGGATGAAAAGTCAGTTGCAGATATGTCTCGTGCTCGTGTTATGAAATCTTTGTGGCGTATTGTTACACCACACTTGACAACTAAAGATATTCCTTGTATCGCAGTTAACCATACTTACCAAACTATGGAAATGTTTAGTAAGTCTGTTATGTCTGGTGGTACTGGCGGTATGTACTCTGCTAACCAAGTGTTCATCATTGGTAAGTCACAAGAGAAAGATGGTACTGACCTTGTTGGTTGGAACTTTACCATCAACATTGAGAAGTCTCGTTTTGTCCGTGAGAAGTCCAAGTTTCCATTCCTCGTTACATTCGAAGGCGGTATCCAGAAGTACTCGGGCCTAATGGACATTGCACTTGAAGGCGGCTTTGTAACCAAACCATCTAATGGTTGGTTTGCAAAAGTAAATCGTGAGACAGGTGAGATTGGTGAAAAGAAACGAATGGCGGATACCTTAAACGGAGAGTTTTGGGATTCAATTCTGACTAATGCGGAGTTTAAAGAATATGTTAAATCTAAATTTGCTATCTCGTATGGCAGCCTTTTGGAAGAAGATGTTGTTTCGGGAGAAGTCGATGACGCTGACGGAGAATAAAGATTTTAGATTCATAGATTTTAAAAATTCTGAAATCACCGGCGTAGAGGTACTATCGCCAGATTACCGTGGCGTAGTATACCATTACAATAAGGTTAGGGTGGATGATTCTGGTCCAGTACCTCGTTTGCAATTCGGTTACACTATCGTATATCCAGGTGAACATGACATAGATGACTTGACTTCTGATGAGGTTTTTAGTATACTCATGGGAAATATCCTATCACACATATTATTGGCAAAAGTACAAGATGAAACTAGAAACAACGATTCTGAAAAACCTCGTTTATTCTGAGGAATATACCAGAAAAGTATTACCGTTTATTCATGTAGATTATTTTTCGGACAACAAGGAGAAGATTGTCTTCAACCTTGTGTCCGAATTTATCAACAAATATAAAACGCTTCCAACCCATGAGGCACTCGTTATTGACCTTACAGATTCCAAATCATTGAATGATGTTGAGGTCAAGGGTGCTTTAAATCTGTTGGATGAAATCAATCATAACAAAAAAGAACCAACCGAACAACAATGGTTGGTGGAACAAACTGAAAAGTTCTGTCAGGACAAGGCGATATATAATGCTATCATGGAATCTGTATCGATTCTTGATGATACTAAATCTACAAAAAGCAAGGGAGAAATCCCAAAGCTCCTTTCAAATGCGCTTGGTGTTTCTTTTGATAGTAACGTTGGTCACGACTATATCAATGATTCTAGTTCCCGTTTCGACTTTTACCATAAACAAGAATCTAGAATCCCATTCGACATTGACCTATTAAACAAGATTACAAAAGGCGGCTTGCCAAACAAAACATTGAATATTTGTCTTGCTGGTACCGGCGTTGGTAAATCCATGTTTATGTGTCACGTTGCGGCTTCGTGTCTGTCACAAGGCCAAAATGTTCTTTACATCACATTAGAAATGGCAGAAGAACGTATCGCTGAACGTATCGATGCGAACTTGTTGAATGTGTCTATGAATGATTTACATTCTATGACCAAGAGTGATTATGACCGTAAATTTGACACACTCAAAAGTAAAACACACGGCAAGTTGATTATCAAAGAATATCCAACTGCCTCTGCAAATTCATTGCACTTCCGTTCTTTACTGAATGAACTGCATTTGAAGAAGAATTTTCAACCGCAAATTATTTTTATTGATTATTTAAATATTTGTGCTTCATCTCGTATTAAACCTGGTGCTAACGTTAACTCTTATAGTTACATCAAGGCCATTGCTGAAGAACTCCGTGGACTTGCGGTTGAATTTAATGTACCGATTGTTTCTGCTACACAGACAACTCGTTCAGGTTTTAGTAATACAGACGTTGGTTTGGAAGATACTTCTGAATCGTTTGGTCTGCCTGCAACTGCCGACTTTATGTTTGCGTTGATTAGTACTGAAGAACTTGAACAGTTGAATCAGTTGATGGTGAAACAATTGAAAAATCGTTATGGTGATCCTAACATCTATAAACGATTTGTTATTGGTGTTGACCGTTCTAAGATGAAACTATATGATGCTGAGCAATCCGCACAACAAGACATTGTAGATTCGGGACAAGTACAAGACGATAAACCAATCAACACATTTGGTAATCGTGAAAATAAATTTGGTAAGAAAAAATTTGAGGGGTTTAAAGTATGAGTGATTTACAAATAATATTTGCGGTTGGTGTATGGGCTATTCTAATTGGTGTGTCTTATACACACATTGGTTGGGCTAAAGTCAAAGAATGTTATGGTATGTGGTTCACCAAAGAATATTGGACAGACTACAACACCGTAGAGTTTGTTAGTTGGTTGGCAAAAGCCATTATCATTATTCCAGGTCTAATCTTCGGTATTCAAATTTGGTGGTTGTATTGGTTGACGTTGATTACAAGTCTAACTTTGATTTGGGCTTCAAACAAGAAATTATTGCCAACTCTTGTAGGTTTCAACACTATGTGGACTTGGTTGAGTTTAATGGTACTTGCGAAACACATTATTTAAAATGCAAAAACTAACTAAAGAACAAGGCCTTTATTGTGCCACCATCTTCTCTAATTATTTTGACCGCTTTGGCCGAATTGATGATTACATTCGTGACCAAAAGTTGAATTCATTATCAGACAGGCCGTTTACTCTGCCTGGCATGGGACCTGAAGAAGACTTGTTCTCTGATTTTACCATGCATCCTAATGACATGGACTTTGAACTCATTGAACTGCCTCAAGATACTTGGGACATTTACTTGAATATGATTTCATCTCACTCAAACATGACCAGTATTCCTGGCCGTTGTTTGAGATTGGCTGTTTGGGAAAAGACTTCTAAAAAGTGGGTTGGTTTCATTCGCCTTGGTTCACCAGTTATCAATATGAAACCAAGAAATGAAATGCTTGGCGGTGTATTCACTCAAGTACCTAATGGCGGCAAACACTTTAACAATACTTCAATTATGGGTTTTGTTATTGTGCCTGCTCAACCATTTGGGTATAATTACCTTGGCGGTAAATTACTTGCCGCTATCTGTTGTTCACATTGGGTGCGTGAGAAGTTGAACGCCAAGTATGATATGAATACGTGTCTATTTGAGACCACAAGTCTCTATGGCACGTCCAAATCATCATCACAGTATGATGGTATGAAACCTTATCTAAGATTCAAGGGACTAACGGATTCTGATTTTTTGCCGATGATGCACGGCAAACCTTATGATGACATTAAGAACTACGTTGAGTCTGCCCTCGGTGAGATTGTACCTGCTGATGCTTCTAGTCGCAAACTGAAAATCTCCAACAGGATTATCAGTCTCACTAAACAGGCATTGAAAGGTGAGCCAGAATACGCTGGGTTTCAACAAACAATTACTAACGCACTATCTCTTACTGAGAAGAAGCGTTATTACGCATCCAACTATGGTTTTAGCAACTTTGCGGATGTAGTGATGGGACGAACAGATAAATTGATTCCAGACAAGGAAAACTACGATAAATTCCACCTGGAGAACGTAATTGACTGGTGGAGGAAGAAGGCTGCAAATCGATTCGAAACCTTGACCTCTGAAGGTCGTATCAGAAATGAGACAGAAGTTTGGACAGGTGATAAAGAGATTGACATTATTCGATAAATGATGTAGCATAAATACTTAATAACAATCGGAGTGTTTATATGGCTAAATCTTATTCAGCAGCTGAATTAACAAGGATGCAAGAACTAGGTTCTGCGTGGATTTTTCGCAGAGTACTAAATGACAATCAAAAATACAATAGTCCAGAAGATATTGTAAAAGATAAAAAATATAAGGAGTTGGTAGAAATATATCCAGCAATAAATGCTGAATGGCTAAAAGCTTTTTATGCTCAACAGAAAACAATGTTTAAAGAATTTTCATCAGCTAAGTTTACAGAATTCAATAGAGATGGTGGATTTATGGATTTTATTACAGAATTGGTTCGTGCAAAGTTTAAAATTTCTAAAAAAGACTCATGGGATCCTGCTGATATTTGGTGTATTCAAGATGAACGAAAAGTTATTTCAGACATTAAAAAAGTAATAGAAGACGGAAAAGTTTCCAGTTTGTTAGAGTTAAATGCTCTTATGAGGACTTTATACAAACAACGTAGACTTGTTGGTGTTTCTTTAAAATTAATTTCTGGTAAAGAAGCTAAATATGAAGAAGTGAATATTAATGAAGATGATTTTCCCGATAAGAAAAATTATAATTTTAATATCTCATCTATGAAGTGTCCGTTGAGTTTGAAAAATGGGACACAATTTGCAACACAAGATACAAGAATTATTGTAGATGGTGGTGGTGTAAAATATGATTTTCAAATTAAAGCAAATAGCACATCAGGTTATAATAATTTAAAATTTGAACCCACATCTTCTGCTGGAACTAAAGCTCGTTTAGGTAAAACACCATTAGACTTGTTAGCAAAATTATTAAAAGATTATAAAATACCTTTCAAAAACAATCATAAAGAATATCCAATGACCGGTGCAGAATTTAACGATGATACATCTTTAAAATATGCTAAGAAAGTATATGCTTCAATTTCAGCTGCAAATGTTGACACTGGTATAAAAAATGAAGATGAATTTATTTCCAACATGCAAAAAGTTTTTACTCTTGAACCACACACAGCAAATTCTAAATTAATGCAATTAAATTTTTTATATAATATTTCTGAAATGAAAAAAGAAGAAAGAGACAATCTTTTAACTGACATGTGTTTTTTAGCACAGAAAAAAGGTAGTCAGTTTGGGCCGTTTGGAAAATTATACTAACATGAACTTCACACAATTTTTATCAGAAGCATCCAAAGAAGGTGCTAATCTTCACCTAGAACACCTTGAGGACAATGTCCTGAATAATGGTGTTAATGGCGCTAGAGACTCTATTAACTTTCTACGTTCTTTGCGTGATATGTTGGCCGGCCATTCTTCAAATAAAACCAACATTACCACAAAGTGGGATGGTGCACCTGCCATTATCTGTGGTACCAATCCAGATAATGGGAAGTTCTTTGTTGGTACTAAATCAGTCTTCAATAAAGAAGGTAAACTGAATTATACAAATGATGATATTGATAAGAACCATCCAAATCCTGGTCTGAATGATAAGTTGAAAGTCGCATTGGCTTTCTTACCAAAACTTGGAATCAAAGGTATCATTCAAGGCGACATGATGTTTAGTAAAGGTGACCTTGATAGCAAGACTATTGATGGACAATCATACATCACCTTTCAACCAAACACTATTGTTTATGCTGTGCCTTCCGATTCAGTAATGGCCAAAAAGATGATGGCTGCTCAGATGGGTATTGTATTTCACACCACATATAATGGTAAATCGATGGACTCATTACGTGCATCATTCAATATAGATGTTGGTAATTTTACGCAAACTAAAGATGTTTGGTTCCGTGATGCTTCGTTTGTAGATGCTTCAGGCACCGCAACATTTACTGATAAAGAAACAAGAGAACTAACAGATATTCTTTCAACTGCTGGCAAAATATTCCAATCAATTAATCCTGCCGTGTTGAATAGAATTTCTACTAACGAAACATTTAACTTGTACATTAAGACTTTTAACAATACCAAAGTCCGTGCAGGCGAACACATTAAAGACACTCAACAACATACAGTACAATTGATTCGTTGGATTGAAGACCGTTTGAATAAAGAAATCTTGGCTGCCAAGAAAGAAGACACAAAGAAGAAACGTATTGGTGAAAAGACTGAAGTTATGCGTTTCTTCCGTGGTAATGCAGGTCAATTAAAATTAATTTTTGATTTGATGAATGATATTGTTGATGCTAAAGTTATGATTGTCCGTAAGTTGGAAACAATCAAGTCTTCAGTAGATACATTTGTTCGTACAGATGATGGTTTCAAAGTAACGGGTCCTGAGGGATTTGTTTGTGTAGATAAACTTTCAGGCGGTGCTTTGAAGTTAATTGACCGTTTAGAATTCGCTCATCAAAACTTTAACGCTGCCAAGAACTGGAGTAAATAATGGCTGATATAAAATATGACATTAGTAAAATTATGGCCGAATATGGCGATGATGATTTTGGTTTTACCGCAGTAGATGAAGAAGAATATAATGCGATTATTGCTGAGAAAGATGAAACTGTAGAGGAATATAAAGTTCGCTTGCAACAAGTAGAAAAGATTATTATGCCTTTCTTAACAAACCTTTTGAAGACCGCAGAACAACCAGTTATCAAATGGCCAAATCGTAAGCCTATTTTAGAAGCACAAATTCAAAAGATTTTAAATCTAACCAGAGGTTAAGATGAGCATTAATGCAATAAAGAAGGTTCGTGAAACCAGAAAGCAGTTGACCGAAGCTGCATACGCTGGTAACATAGGCATTATGGAGTTGATTAAGTTCAAACAGAAAGCCAATGACGAACAGAAAAAGAAGTTTGATGACCACGTAAAGAACAAGCGTCATAAAGATGCCTGGAAAATGGTGCAAGACGTTACTGGTGTTAAACTACATAAGAGTGTACATGAAGAAGTTAAGCCAGATATTCTACCAAAGGCTGGCGCAGGCCAAGATGGTACTTCCACATTGGTTCAGTCTTATATGAAAGACACTCCGGGTCAGGACTTTAAAAAGTTTAGACAATATATAAAGAGTAAGTATTGATAATTTAAAACGTGAGGTTATTATGAGAGATATAGTGGTTGGTTGTATTACAAATTACAACTATGATAAAATTAAAACGTGGGTAAACTCCCTTGACCAATCGGGATTCGATGGTCTAAAAGTAATGTTATGTTATAACTTAGATTATGAAGTAGCAGAAGAACTAGCTAAACGCAACTATACAATCTTTGCTTTTGGCCGTGATGATGAAAACAACAAGTTGGTTTATAACAAGGAAAATTTTAATATTTGCCTTGAGAGATTTGCTCACATTCCATTCTTCTTAAACAGACTTCAAAACAAAGAACAATATCGATACATCATCACTACAGATGTAAGAGATGTTGTTTTTCAATCTAACCCATCTACATGGGTTGACAACAATATTGGCGATAAAGAAATTATTGCTTCTTGCGAATCACTACGTTATATGGATGAACCTTGGGGCAAACAAAACATGCACCTATCGTTTGGTCCATTGATTGCTGAACGTATGCAAGAGAATCCAATTTACAATGCTGGTGTCATTGCAGGTAAATTCCAAACAATGTTAGACCTAATGCAAAACATTTTCTTGTCTTGCGGCGGCGCACCTGCTAACGTTCCTGGTGGCGGTGGTCCTGACCAAGCCGGACTTAATGTGTTATTGAATCTAAAGCCATACAAAGACATTACACGATTCACAATGAGTGAAGAAGGTTGGGCTGCACAATGCGGTACAACAGTTGACCCTAGAAAGATTGATTCTTTCCGTGAATTCTTGCTTGAACCTAGTCCTATTATGAAAGATGGAGTGGTATGTACAAGTACCGGCACACCACACGCTATTGTTCATCAATATGACCGAGTGCCTGAATGGAGTAGAATCATTGAGGCTAAATATGCGTAATCTAGTTTTTTGTCCTGTTGGTAATCCATTAACATTTGATGCCCGCTTTGATAAAGATAATCATTGGCGTTACACGAAAGATAACCGCAATTATGAAACCTTTGTGATACAATATTCTGGATTCAAGCCAGAAGATGGTACGTATGATGGCCTTGCCGAGCAACGTGGTTTTAAATGGAATCTTGCCAAAGAATACCTAGAAAAACTCGACTATAAAAAGTATGAGTATGTGGCGTTCTTTGATGATGATTTGATTACAGATGTACAAAACCTAAATCGTGCATTTGAATTGGCTAAAGAAAGAGATTTGAAAGTTTTTCAGTTGTCTGTTACTAATGATTCGGATGTATTCTATCCCATTCTGCGTAATAAACCTGGCATCAAGTACACTAAGACCAACTTCATTGAAGTTATGGGACCAGTTATTCATACATCATTGATTCCACTTTGTTTGGATTTGTGGAACAGATATGACATTTATTCTGGTTGGGGATTTGACAAGGTCCTTTGTGACCTAACTAAAGAAGACGCTGCAGTAATTCATTGCTCACAGATGTATCATCCAAAGAAAGTATCTTCTTATGATAAGAGCAATGCTTTTGCAGAAATGGACAAGTTGTTGTTAGATGTGTTTCCTAAGTTTATGAAAGAACACTACAACGAAGAATGGAATTTTACAGAATCTCAAGTAGAGAAAGAACTTATTTTAGAGGTATGAATATGAAAATTATTGTAACAGGTGGCAGCGGTTTTATTGGTTCCCATATTGTGGATCGTTTGGTGGAAATGGGTCATAAAGTTGTTGTTATTGACAATGAATCGTCAGAGGTACACGACCACTTTTATTTTAATCCTAAAGCAACATATTTTATTTTAGACATAGCAAACTATGGAGATACTCGACCAATTTACGATGGCGCTGATTATGTTTTCCATTGTGCGGCCGAATCTCGTATTCAACCAGCAATCGAAAATCCTTTGTTAGCAGTTAGGACAAATACACTCGGCACAGCAACAGTACTTCAATGTGCTCGTGAAGCAAAAGTAAAACGTGTTATGTATTCTTCTACGTCATCTGGTTATGGTTTAAAGAATGAACCTCCACTTTCCGAAGAAATGTCTGATGATTGCTTGAATCCATATTCTGTTTCAAAGGTATCTGGTGAGAAACTGTGTAAGATGTACACCGACCTATTTGGTCTTGATACAGTAATCTTCCGTTACTTCAACGTATATGGTCCAAGAGAACCACTAAAAGGTCCTTATGCACCAGTTGTTGGTCTGTTCTTGCGCCAAAAAAGATTTGACCAACCATTAACCATCGTTGGTGATGGTACTCAACGCCGAGACTTCACACACGTTGATGATGTTGTTGAAGCAAACATTCTTGCTATGCAACATGAACAAGTATCAGCTGATGACACTTACGGAAAAGTTTATAACGTTGGCACAGGAACAAATCATTCCGTGCTTGAACTTGCTCAAATGATTTCAGATAATATTAAATTTGTTCCACCACGACTAGGTGAAGCATATATCACACTAGCTAATAACACTAAAATTAATACCACTTTCGGTTGGTCACCTAAAAAACGTATTGAAGACTATGTGAAAGATAACCTATAATGTATAAATCTCTCCATGAGATTATGGAAGAGGAAGGTTTGTTCCTTGATGAAGCTAAAGGCTGGGGAACAGATAAACTTACTAAGCATCCATACACTAAAGACTATGATCCATTGTTTGAACAATGGCGAGATAAACCTGTAAAATTGTTGGAGATTGGTGCTTATCATGGTGCCTCTACAATTGCTTGGGATAAGTATTTTCCTCAAGGTGATATTACTGTAGTTGATATTGAACCTAGAAAATCTTTAGAAAATATTCAAGGTCGTGTTGACCCAAATAGAACACGAATCATCATTGCAGATGCTTACACTAAAGAGTTTGCTGACTCACTAGGTACATTTGACATTGTGAATGATGATGGCCCCCACAATTTAGAATCTATGTTAATGTGTGCTAAGTTGTATTATCCAAAACTTAATCCTGGTGGTATATTAGTGATTGAAGATATTCCTAATGCCGCTTGGTTTAATTCAATTACTGATGTGTTACCAACGGGAACAAAAGTAAAAACTATAGACGATTCATCAACTGCGGCTGCAGATAGCCGTATTTTAATTGCTTGGAAATAATATGAAAAATGTATTTTTAGATTTAGGTACTCATTACGGCCAAGGTATGAGGGAATTCATTGAACGATTTAATATGGACCAAACTTGGGAAATTTATACGTTCGAAGCAAATCCTGTTACCTTTGAAAAGTTCATTAAAGAATATGGCCATCTAACTCCAGGCGTTCGTGCCTTCAATGCAGCTGTTAGTGACCACAATGGTACTATCACAGTTAATATTGAAACACCACCTGGCGAAGACGACACAGGCATGGGTTCTTCCGTGATTCCGTTGGACAAATGGGATCCATGGGGTATGCAAGCTAATGACCAGTTTAAGTTACAGCGTGAAGTAACATGTTTCGACTTTTCTTCATTCATCAAAGAATCATTTCAACCAGAAGACAACATCATTGTCAAAATGGACATTGAAGGCTCTGAGTTTGATACATTAGAGAAAATGATTGCTGACGGAACTATGGAATATATTAACCATATTTCTGTAGAATGGCATGCTCGATTCTTTAAAAACCGTGAAGAAATTGAAATTCGTGAAGCAGCATTGCTTGAAAAGTTGAAAAAATATCCTAATTTGGTATCAGAAGCATGGCGTTAAATCAAGGTTATTTTCTAATAGGTCTTGGTAAACAATACATATTAGAGTCATATCTACTACTCGAAACTATTCGTAAGTCTGGTTGTAATAGGCCTATGAGTTTACTAATTCACGAACAAGACCGTGAATATGCTGAGGCTATGGGTGTGTTTGACAAACTAATAGAATTCAATCCTCGTGATGATTTGTGGACTTTCTGTGACACAGGTTTTGAGAAGTATTGTCTTTATCCTAGAATCAATTTTGAAAAATATTTACCTTATGAAGAAAACATAATTGTTGATTCTGATGTTCTTTGTCAGTATAATCCAGAAGCTCTTTGGGATTATATGTCAAAACAACCATTTCCAATTAGAATGTTAGGTCGTAAGAATGATCCTAACTGGCATTGGGGTGCTATCGAAGAAGTTTCGAAAGCATATGGTAAACACGTACCTCATGTTCATGGTGGTTTCTTTTATCTGAGAAAGAATTCTTTCCTAGAACAGTTCTTTAATTACTGTAAAGTGGTGTTCTATAGATATGATGAATATAAATGCCGCCGTGCTTTTAGAGGTGGTCGTGTAGATGAAATTATCTTTGCTATCGCACACTCATACTTCAATATGAATCCAGTTCCATTTGATGAAGTGCCAGTTATGACATTTAACTACACACCTGATATGGTGATACCTTCTAAGTTACAAACAGAAGGCGGCCAGAACATAGAGTTGTACGACTACATACCTTTTGTACACATGTTTGATAAGATGGATGGGGATAACTTTAAATCCCTGTATAGTAAAATTATGAATGGAGTTTAATATGCAAGTTGGTGTTATTGGTAATGGTTTTGTTGGTAATGCAATTTACCAAAACTTTAAGGACAAAGTCCTTACAAAGGTGTATGACGTTAAAGTCGAGAAACGACTAAATGAATTAGAAGAAGTGTTAGGTTCTGACATTATTTTCATTTGTCTTCCTACACCAATGCAATCAAATGGTGAATGTGATTTGTCTTTTGTCAATGCTTTCTTTATGGACATTGAAGCACGGTCTAGAACGTTTAAAAAAGACCCATTGTTTGTGATTAAATCAACTGTGCCAATCGGTACTACTGAGAAATTGTCTCGTAAATATCCATTTAATATTGTACATAATCCAGAATTTTTGACCGCAGTAAATGCTGTTGAAGACTTCCGCAATTCTGACCGCAACATCATTGGCGGCAATCAAGAATATTGTTTCAAGTTAAAAGATTTTTACACTCAATATTTTCCATATACTCCTATTCAGATTGTTTCTTCTAATGAATCTGAAACGATTAAGTATTTTTGTAATTCATTCTTAGCTTCTAAGGTTGCTTTCTTTAACAACCTATTCCAAATCTGTCAGAAACTTGGAATGAATTTTGATTCTGTTAAAGATGGTGTTTGTTCGGATACACGTATTGGTGGTTCACACACTAAAGTTCCAGGTCCTGATGGTCAGATGGGTTTTGGCGGTTACTGTTTCCCTAAAGACATTAACGCTTTGATTAACACACTCAAAGAAAACGATATTGATGACCGTTTGTTCTCAACAGTTTGGGAATATAACCAAAGTATCCGTAAAGAATGAAACCATATGATTTCGTAATAGTTGGTGCTGGTTTCTTTGGTGCCACTTTCGCTAGACTTGCTACTGATGCAGGCAAAAAATGTTTAGTCATTGATAATCGTTCTCACATTGGTGGGAATGCTTACTCACAAAATGTGGATGGCATCGATGTTCATTTGTATGGGCCTCATATCTTCCACACGAATGATGACCGCATTTGGGAATTTGTAAATAAATTTTCCAAGTTTAACAACTTCAGGCTTGAACCAAAGTCCACAACCAAAGGTAGAATGTATTCGTTACCATTTAATATGAATACGTTTTATGAAATGTGGGGTGTAACAACACCTGACCAGGCCAAAGAAGTTATAAACTCTCAACGTTTTACTGGTGAACCAACCAACTTAGAAGAACAAGCTCTCTCATTGGTTGGCCGTGACATATACGAAACCTTGATTAAAGGCTATACTGAGAAACAATGGCAGAAAGACCCTAAAGAGTTGCCTGCATTTATCATTAAGCGTTTACCTCTACGTTTTACATACGATAACAATTACTTTGATGATAAACATCAAGGCATTCCTGAGGATGGTTATGGCAAGTTATTTGAACGTATGCTTGAAGGCATAGACGTAAGAGTAGATGCCGATTATTTCAAACATAAAGATTTGTGGGACCAACTTGCCGATAAGATTGTGTTCACAGGCAAGATTGATGAGTACTTTAATTATGAGTTTGGTGAGTTAGAGTATCGTACTTTGGACTTCATCCATGAACGATTGGAGACTGATAACGCACAAGGTAGTGCTATGATTAACTATCCCGACGCCAGTGTGCCATGGACTCGTATAGTAGAACATAAACACTTTACTAAGGCAAAGACCGACTTCACTATCATTACCAAAGAAATGCCTGCGGAATGGGATAAAACAAAAGTACCTTACTATCCTATAAATGATGAGAAGAACACGGCCATATATAAGAAGTATCGAGAAAAAGCAGATGCTTTAGAGAACGTAATCTTTGGTGGAAGATTAACGGAGTATAAATACTACGATATGCACCAAGTCATCGGTTCGGCCATGGCTACGGTAAAAAAACACTTATAATAGTATAACTGCTGCAGAGGCGGGTAAATGAGATTTAAAGAATTTCTGTCAGAGAAGGCAGAACCACGTAAAGTTATTGTCGTTTATGGCGGAGGATTCCAGCCATTTCACGCCGGTCACATGAGTTCATACGAACAAGCCAAGCGTGCTTTCCCTAGTGCTGACTTCTATGTTGCAGCTTCTAACGACACAAAGAACCGTCCAATTCCCTTTGCAGATAAAAGATTTCTAGCACAACAGGCCGGCGTTGTTGACCACTTTGTACAAGTTGTTCAACCAGTTAATCCCCAAGAAATATTAAACAAATACAATCCAGAAAAAGATGTTCTTATTCTGGTACGCTCAGAGCGTGACCCTGTGAACTATACTAAGAAAGATGGTTCACCTGCTTACTATCAACCATTCAAATCTCTTAAAGATTGTGTCTCTTTTAATCCTAAAGGCGGTCACGGTTATATCTTTGTAACTAAAAAGAAAATCTTCAAAATTGGTCAGAAAGAAGTATACTCAGGTAGCCAAGTACGTGATATGTACCAAAAGGCTGATGATGCAGGCCGCAGAGTAATCGTAAAATCTCTATACCCACAAGCATCTAGTGCCGATAAAGTCAAACGTATGTTAGACAAGTATATCGGTGGTGTTAAAGAATCGATTGACGAACACTTTGAAGAATTCTCAGAATTTCTTACTGAAGGTGTTCACGATAAGTCCATCTTCAAAGCAGTCTTTATGGGCGGCGGACCAGGTTCTGGTAAAGACTATGTGCTTGACAAAACACTTGCAGGCCATGGTCTAACCGAGATTAACTCTGACAAGGCTCTTGAGTACTTGATGGACAAAAGAAATCTAGACAAAAGAATGCCGCAGTCACAAAAAGGTGCTAGAGAAGTTGCTCGCACCAAAGCAAAGTCTATGACTGAGTTGAGACAAAAGTTGGCTCTACTTGGTCGAAATGGTATTATCATCAATGGTACTGGTGATGACCATGCAAAGATTAAAAAGATTAAAGACCGCTTAGAAGAACTTGGTTATGAGTCTTCAATGATTATGGTTAATACCCGTGATGAGGTATCGGCATCACGTAACGTAGAACGTGGTCAACGTGGTGGCCGTTCTGTACCAGAAGACATTCGTAAAGAAAAATGGCAGTCAGTTCAAAACGCACGACCTGAACTTGCTAAGATGTTTGGTGATAACTATTCTGAAATAGATAACTCAGAAGATTTACGTGCAGCTGCACCTGAAGTTCGTGCAGCCAAAGAAAAAGAATTCCTTGACCTGTACAAAAAGATACAGAAGTTTGTTAAGGCACCTCCAAAGAATGATGAAGCAAAACAATGGGTTGCTTCTGAATTGGATAAGAAAGACACACAACCAATTCCAAAAGGCGAATCTTCAATTGCACCACATCCAGAATCTGGTGCAACAGAAGAAGCACGCCGATTAGGCCTACAGTATTATGGTTTTGGCCGATATGGACAAAAAGGTAAAGTAACATACCGAGTTGTACACGATAAGCTTGTTGCAGTTGAAAAGTTGCCAACAAATATACCAAAAGAAACTCCTAATAAAGTAAATGAGGAGTTTGAAGAAATGCTTTCAGAGAATGAAAAGACAAATTATCTGAAATCGGAGAATGGTAAAATTAGAGTTTTTATGTTGCGTAGAAGCGCTGCAAAAGAAGCCCACTTAAAAGGTGGAACCGTTCAACAGAACACCGACAAAAAACACGGTGGTTACATAGTTAAATTACATGAGGAGAAAAATGATGTTACAATTTATCAAGAACCTATTCAAGAAGCCAGAACAGACAGCAGTTGCACCAGTGGAAACATCGGTAGAACAATTACCGTTAGTTCAATTAGGGCCAGAACCGGTGGTAGAAAAGATACCGGAACCATTAGAGAAGGCACCGAGCCTGCCGATAGTCGAACCGACACCTTCACCGGTCACCAAGACAAACAAACCCTTGCAGCCCAAACCCTCCAACCAAACATCCGCAAAACCGGTTTCGAAGAACTCCGTTCCCGCCAAAAAGAGAAAACCGTCAAGGAATCCATCGACAAAGGCATAGAGTCTGGTCTATCGATGGCTGGCGCTGGTGAATCTCTTGGTCGTGACATGGGCGAAAAGATTAGAAAAAAAGATTCTAAAGTAACTCCTGTATCAGAAATGCAAGGTGATGAAACTGGTGCTTCAATCGGTGCTCAAAAAGAAGATGAACTAAAAAAGAAAGGTATCAACCTTTCTACCTTTAAAAGTAAAAACGTACTATGAAAACATTTAAAACTTATATTACCTCTTTGTCTTTGGATGAACAGTTTGATATGATTGAAGAAATGGTGCAAGAATTAGCCGAAGAACACGGTGTAGATGCAGAAACGATTTGGGAAGATTTTGAATCGGTTGATGATGTTGAACTGTATGAGACAGCTGCATGGCGCCGTAAAGAAGGAAAAAATCCTGAAGGCGGTCTAAATCGCAAAGGTATTGCTTCATATCGTGCAGAGAATCCAGGTTCTAAACTTTCAATGGCAGTTACAACACCGCCTTCTAAATTAAAGCCTGGTTCTAAGGCAGCAAATCGTAGAAAATCATTCTGTGCTCGTATGGGTGGCATGGAAGGTCCAATGAAAAAACCAAATGGTGAACCATCACGTAAAGCATTAGCCTTGCGTAAATGGAATTGTTAAACAAAAAACTAGGAGACAACACATGTCAAATTTCGATAATAAAACCACAAGAAGCGTAGCAGACATAGTTGCAAACATTATGTCTGAGAAACTCCATCCAAACCAACAAAAACTTGATGTTGTTGACGATGAAAAAATTGATGGCAAAGATTTTGCCAAACTTCGTGCTATGAAGAAGGAAGAAACTGAGCAACTAAAAGAGTATGAATCAAAAAATGGTTCTTATACTCACAAAGGTACTTACGGTTATGCAGGCAAAGGCGCTGAACACGGCGATACTGACTATGCAAAAGAAAATGAATTAGCAAAAGCTGCTGACAAACCAAAAAAACCTGCTCGTGGTAAGTATGGTGCTCGTCAAAACTTCAAGCGTTCAACTCGTGTGAATGAAGGCTTCTCATCAATGTTTGATGCGCTTCAAGAAAAAGGTCTAAAAGGTCTTGCAGAAGCAATGAGTCATGCAGGCAAAACAACAATGAAGCATGTTGAAAAGAGTGATGCTCCTCAACAAGTTAAAGATGCGATTAAAAAGGCTGCTCCTGATATTAAATCATATAAAGATAGAGCTGATGCACTAACTGCTGCTGGTATCAAAAGAGAAGAAGTTGAAGATTTAAATGAATCAGATATTGAAAATGGTTATAAAATCAGAATGAAACACATTGATAAGGGCCGCATACATTCTCCATCGGGCGAACATGTAGCTACTGTAACAAGAGAACACGGCGAAGGTTGGAGATACCACTCTGGTAACAAAAACTGGGACGGCCTAGAAACAAGTAAACACTACAAAACCGGCGTAGAAAAAACAAAAGCAGCAGCTGCAAAAAAGGCAGTACAAGCTCACATGAACGAAGAAGTTGAAGATTTGAATGAATCTGATATTGGAAATGGTTACAAAATCAAAATGAAACATACCGATAAAGGCCGCATACATTCACCATCAGGTGAACACGTTGCTGATGTTACCAAGCACGAATCAGGTTGGCAATATCATTCCGGCGGTAAAAATTGGGACGGTAGCGAAACTAGTAAACACTATAAAACTGGCGTGGAAAAAACCAAAATGGCAGCTGCCAAAAAAGCATCTCAGATTCACATGAACGAAGAAGTTGATAATGACACCTATGCAAAAGAAGTTGCAGACCAAAAGGCCAAGTTTGATGGTAAGAAAAAAGGTGCTGATGTTGCTAAACCTTCAGTTCAAGCTGTTCAACAAGAAGAAACACATACAACAGTAGAAGTTATCGATTTGAACGATGTTAATGGTGTACAAATGTCCACTATTGAATTAGACGAACGTGAGATGACTGATGCTGAAATGGCAAAACGTGAGAAGAACGTTAAGTCGATGAAGAAGAACCTACAAGGTTTCAAAGAGCGTTATGGTAAAGATGCTAAGTCTGTAATGTATGCAACTGCAACCAAGCAAGCTATGAAAGAGGAAACTGAATCTGAACATTACAAAGCAGGCCATGAATATGCTTCAGACCATGCACAGGATTCTGGTTTTAAAGTAACTGCTCGTGCAAGAAAAAAAGAAATGTTGGCAGATAATCCACATAAAAAGGGTACTACAGAACACGCCGACTGGCATAAAGGTGCGTTAGATGGTCACCAAACAGCATTGGATAACATGTAATGAAAAAAGTATCAGACGTTTTCAAATCCATCAGATTTGCTAAACTGGACCCAAAGCACGATAAAGGTCCTGCTACTTCTACTGATGATGAAGAACATGGTGCCGTTTCTTCCCAAGAGTTTGCTCAACAACTTGCTCATGTGAAGAAGCGTTCTATGCAAGAAGAAAAGAAAATGAAGGGTGAAGACCCTTGTTGGACTGGCTACGAAATGGTTGGTATGAAAGATAAGAACGGTAAAAAAGTTCCTAATTGTGTACCAGTTTCTGAAGCTAAAGACGAATCAGAATATGGTTATGAAGGCGACATGGCCTTAAATCAATTAGCAACATTAACACGTTGCGCTGAAATGATTAAAGACATGTTGAAGCCTGATACAGATATGCCTGAGTGGGTTCAATCTAAGATTACTCTTGCTACTGATTATATTCAAACAGCAGCTGACTACATGTACTCCGAGATGAAAGAAGAAGTTGAATTGACTGAAGGTCGTCCTTCTCAACGTCATCCTTTAGAAGGCCATGAGTATCACAAGAAGACTAATGCTGAATTAGAGTATATTGCTAAAGATGCACATAAGGCTGCTGAAGCAATGAAGTCACATAATACTACTGCTGAAAACAAGTATCGTGACCAGGCCAATGATTCTGCAACTGTTAGATATTTCCGTCAAAAGAACGGAATGCCTGATTGGTACAAGAAAAAATATGGTCACATGAATGAAAGTGATGCATATGAGAAAGATGTTAAACCTTCTGATAAACCACATGATAAAGAAGCCGCTGCAAAGCGTGCTAAAATTGCCGCAGTAATGGCAAGAAGAAAAATGGCTAAAGAAGAAGTTGAACAAATCGATGAATTGTCCAACGATACTTTGGGTCGTTATAAAAAGGCTGCTGGCGCAGACGCTAGTAAGGCTGACAAAGCGGGTGACTACGCTAAAGGTAATAAACGTTTTAGTGGTATCGTTAAAGCAACAAGAAAACAGTTTGATAACGATGCAAAAAAGCAACCTTTAAAAGAATCACGCAAAGCAGAAATCATTAAGGATGCTTCTAAATCTGCTAAAGAAAAAGCAGCCAAGACAAAGGATAAGTTCGAAGCTGATCCAATTTTGTCTAGTGAGATAGTTAAAGAAGATAAATAACAAAACAATTCCAATTTTAGGAGAAACAAAATGGCTTTATGGTCTAACACAGACGCAAACACCTCTGCACCAAAATTTGCGGTAGCAGGCGGTTTTGGCGTATCAGCAAACGGTCAAACTCTGTATGCTAACACAACTACTAGCGCTTACGTATCCGGCGCTAAAGTTGGTGTCTTTGGCATTGACGTAGTAGAACAAGGTCTTGCTAATAACAAAACTACTCGTGGCGCTCACTCTGGATGGAACCTTGTAACTCAAGGTACCGGCGGTCGTGCAGGTCGTATCCACACACAAACATTGGTAGCAATGGGCTCTATGTTGTCAACAACAGACGGTAGTGCATCCGCAAACGATGACACAACATTCGCTGACGCATAATGAATTTTAAACAATATCTACAAGAGTGTGAATGTGAGATGCCGGCTCTAGGGTCGGCTTCTATTGATGCGAGCGTAATAGACTCAATCAATAACAGTCTTGATGTAGAGTTGGATGACATATTGATGACACCAGAATCTGGCGTCCAAAGACTACGTAAAGTGTTGATGCGTTATGGTGTAGAAATGCCAGCGCTTTACGGTCTTGATCCTGAAGGTGATGAAATGGCATTACCTATTAACGATGATGTATATCTCTATATCATTTATAGTCCAACTGATGACGGTCGCTATGATTTTTATGCTGAATTAACTGATGAAGAAGGTTTAGAAGAAATCTTAGGGGACGAGGAAGACGACACCGAAGATTAAAAATGAATTTTGATAATTTGAATAGCGAAAATATTATGATGTATGCCATTAAGGCTTATGATAAGCCCAATATGGTAATGAGTGAGTTTAAAGAAGACATGAAACGATTTGTTTATTTGAATCGTTTGTTTAAGCGATACCGAAAAATTGGTGAACTTAGAGAACAATTAGTTTTAAACCATCTAATTGTTCTCTATAACGTTTTTGGTCCCGAAGTTGCATCTAGAATATTGTTTTTCAAATTATCAAAAGATGATTATCCTTCTCTGAAGACTTATCTTTTGTTTTTGAGTTGTATGCCTGATGTGGTGTATGGTATTAAAGGTCACGACATAAGGTCTTCGGATATTAACATCGATGTAGTTATTGCAGATGCGTTGAGAAAAATAAAGTAGACAACTATGAAAAAAGAAAAATTAAAAGAAGATGGTGTTGGTTTAGTCGGTGGTGCACCAGTAAACAATGCAGGTGATGGTAACATTGCTGGCATTGGTGTTGGCAAATCAGGCGAGCCAGGTGTCTCAAAGAAGAACAAGAAACAAGTAATGCCTTTTAGCACTTTCAATCGTAATCCGCCAAACTTAGCATGATGTGGTTTTTGTCAGCAATCTCGCCAACAGCATTAACATTATTTGTTCATGCTGTTTTTGTTTCTGGAATAGTAATTTCAGTAATAGGTCTTTTTACATCTAAAATTCCTCCTATTGCACCTTATGGTTTTTTAATTAAAATTGTAGGTATCATGCTGTTTTTATTTGGTCTTTATTTTGAAGGCGGTCTACAGAACGAATTATCATGGCGTGCAAGAGTTGCTGAGATGGAACAAAAGGTTGCTGCAGCAGAAGAAAAATCAAAAGAAGAAAATGTTAAGATAGTAACGAAAGTAGTTACAAAGACTGAATTGGTCAGAGAACGTGGCCAAGATATTGTAAAATATGTTGATAGAGAAGTAACCAAGTACGACACAAAGTTTTTACCTGGTGGTCAATGTGAAATTCCAAAAGAATTTATCAAAGCATTGAATGATGCAACGGAGCAGTCAAAATGAAATTACTGATTGCTTGCCTAGTATTATGTGTAACTGGTTGCACCACAGTTCCAGTTACACCAAAATTTCCACAGGCACCAAACGAACTACTGCAAAAGTGTCCATCTTTGGCCAAACTGAGTGATGACACAAAATTAAGCGAGATTGCTAAGACAGTAACCTCAAATTATACTTTATACCATGAGTGTTCGATAAAACTGGATGCTTGGATTGAATGGTATGGCATACAAAAACAAATATATGAAAGTGTAAAATGAAAAAACTATTAGTAATATGTGCATTTTTTGCACTTTCAGGCTGTTCCACTATTGACCAAGTTAAAAAATATTGGCCAAGAGACCATGATCCAGTAATGTTTGACAAATTGGTAACACTAAATATAGATACGCAAAATATAGACTGCGAAAAACCAGACTGGTCTCAAGTTACTAAGGTTTCTGAACAACTTGAGAAATATACAGAATGGAGAAAAGACCCTCAACACGAAAATATTAAGGGTTTATACAGTCATTACGTTCGTATGAGTAAAGGTGGAAGCAAAACCTTTTGTGAGTTAGGTAAGAAAACGTCATTAATGAGAATTGATGCAACCAAATCCGCATGGGAGGCAAGATGAATCCGCTAGAAATAGAAATACAAGCCATTATCGAACAATATCAATTAGGTAATATTGGTTTAGAAGAACGCAATTATCTCTTACTAGAAATTAAAGATGTTAAAGCCGCCCAAGAATGTGCCAGTGACGAACAGACATTCCGTTATGTTGTTGCGCTTTGTGATGTAGCATTAGCCTTTGCTTGAGGAATGACATGATTACAAAAGAACAACTAAAAGAATTAATCCCAGGCAATCCATATCTTAATGAATGGCATGAGGCCTTAGAACAGTTACTACCAGATTATGAAATCAATACACCACAACGTATTGCAGCTTTCATAGCACAATGCGCTCACGAATCTGGTGGTTTTCGTGCAATCAAAGAGAACTTAAATTACAAAGCAGTAACGCTTCGTAAGATATTTCCTAAATATTTCCCAACTGATGAATTAGCTAACGCATATGCAAGTATGCCAAATAAACAACAAGCAATTGCTAATCGTGTTTATGCTAGTCGCATGGGAAATGGCGATGAACAAAGTGGTGACGGATACCGTTACTGTGGTCGTGGTCTAATTCAATTGACAGGTAAAAATAACTATCAAGCATTTGCAGATAGTATTGAAACCTCAGTTGAAGATGCTTCAGAGTACCTATCAACATTTGAAGGTGCTGCTCAGTCTGCTTGTTGGTTCTGGGAATCCAACAACCTTAATCGTTTTGCTGATGTGGGTGATATTAAAGGTTTAACCAAGGCTATCAATGGCGGTTATATCGGTTTAGATGATAGAATCAAACACTATAACCACGCATTGCACGTTTTGGGAGCATGATATGGCTGAAGAAGTAAAAAGCGAAAGCGCAAAAAAACAAGAAGACTGGATGAATAGTAAATGGCGTCCAGCCATGGGTTGGATGTATATGTTAGTTTGTATGGCCGACTTCGTGTTATTTCCAATTCTTTGGAGCTTAGTTCAAGTAATTGGCGGCGGCCGTGTTGAAACACAATGGAATCCAATCACACTACAAGGTGCAGGATTATTTCATATGGCCATGGGTGCTGTTCTAGGTCTTGCTGCTTGGGGTCGAACACAGGAAAAATTAGGAGGAGCTAACAATGGCGGACTTGCACCCGTTTCACAAAGCGTCACAACAACATTCGGCGCACCTGCAGCAGGAGGATTCGGTTCCTCCAACGGTCCTGCAACACCAAATTCATTCGGCGCACCTGCACCAACAAGCTTTAATCCAAGTCCAGCTTTTGGAAGCGGAACGTTTGAATCTCAACAACCAGCAGTCGTAACCGGTTTTGGTGGCAAAAAAGCACCAGCAGCTGCTTATCAACCAGAACTCTAAGGAAAAAATATGAAAAATTTATTTTGGACAATATGTCTAGTAGCAGGCGTTTCTTTCTTGTCATGGAATCATCCAGCAATGGCTGCAGGCGAAGTTAAAGAGGTTTGCCACGATAAGACCGATAAATCTGGTAAAGTGGTGGTAGGTAAAGACGGCAAGCCAGTTCAAGAGTGCAAAAAAATTAAGGTTCACAAGAAACTTGAAGGCACTCCGATTCCTGAGAAAAAATAATGAATCCGTCAGACAAAGAATGTATCGATGTAAAAATCGATGTTGGTATCCTGAAAACTCAGGTTGCCACAATTATGACCTTGTGCGACAAAATGGACAAGGTCATAGAAAAACTGGCTCAAAACCAAGAAAAGATTGTAGAACAAATCTATAACGATATGCGAAAAAGAGAAGAAGAAAAAGATGCTGACGTGAAAGAACTTCACTCCAGAATAACTACAATTAGCCGTGAATTGTCCGATAAGGTCGAATTGACGGAACGTAGGATTATGGATGAAATCAAATCTTTGCGCCACGACATTGCCGAACGCAACAAAAAAGAAGATACTGAATTAAAGAAGATTATGGAATGGAAATGGATGGCTGCAGGCGGCATAGTTGTATTAGTTTGGTTGGTATCTAACGTAAATTTTAGCAGTTTTGGCAAACTTTTTAATTAAAACTTGACACCTAGTTGAGGGTGTGTTATAGTATGTGTCTATGTCAATTTCAACAAATATTAAGTATCTTCGCCTGATTTCTTCTCGCTTGCGTAACTTCAAGCAGAAGAAAGACGGGTTGTTTAATTTCTCTTGCCCATTTTGTGGTGATTCTAAAAAGAATTTACTCAAGGCTCGTGGGTATGCCTTTAATAAAGGCAATGATATGTTCTATCGTTGCCATAATTGTGGAGTGAGTACAAATCTTGTTAATCTCGTCAAACATGTCGACCAATCAATACATAAAGAGTATGTACTTGAACGGTACAAGAACGGTACAACCAATAACTCCCATTCAGCGAACTCAATTCTACAAATCTCCGTACCAAGATTCGGAAAAGTCGAAACACAAAAAGTCTTCGAACATGCAGAATGGGTCAACAGGTTGCCACGTGGACATTTTTGTTTAGACTATGTAACTAAACGTGGCATACCTGAAAAATATTATGATAAACTCCTATTCACATCACACTATAAACAATTCTTAGATGTTTTGGTCCCTGACCATGGCAAACAGATTGTAGATGATGCTCGTCTAATCATTCCATTCTATGATGAATATAATGAATTGATTGCAGTATCAGGTCGTGCATTGGAGACTGGTGATAAACACCTACGTTATGTGACTGTACGCACAAACGGCTCTCAGAACAAATTAATATATGGTCTCGAGCGTGTCAACAAACAGGAGAAGGTCCTCTTAGTTGAAGGTCCTCTTGACTCTTTGTTTCTAAATAACTGTCTGGCGTCTGGTGATGCTAATTTGGCATTAACTGCAAGAGATATTCCAATAGAAGGAATAACTTTGATATTTGACAATGAACCTAGAAATAAAGAAATTGTTAAGATGATGCAAAATGCAATCAAGTTGGAACATACTGTAGTTATATGGCCTAATGGAATTGAAGGTAAAGATATAAATGAAATGATTTTAGGTGGCATCTCACCGGACGAAATCCAAAATATTATAAGTAGTAACTCATTCACAGGCCTTAGGGCTCAAATGAATTTTAACATGTGGAAGAAAGTTTGATATGAACGTTAAGATGGTTAGTTTTTCAGCACCGACTCAAGAATTTATTGATGAAGGCATAGATGATGTGCAACAGTTGGTGGCATTTTGTGCGAGGGTTTCAAATCCCAGTAACCAAAATAACAAAGATACAAGTGAGAAGTTGATTCGTTATCTAATTAAACACCAACATTGGTCTCCATTGGAGATGACCAGTATGTGTTTAGAAATTGAAACAACAAGGGATATTGCGAGACAGATTTTGAGACACCGTTCGTTTTCTTTTCAAGAATTCTCCCAACGATATGCAGACCCAACAAAGGACTTAGCATTTGTTGGACGTGAAGCACGTTTACAAGACACCAAGAATAGACAGAATAGTGTTGAATTAGATTTGACTAATGCTAATGACCGTGAATTGAATAATATTTGGCAAGAGAAACAACAAGCAGTAATCAATGCAGCCAAAGAAGCATATACTTGGGCTGTCACCAACGGCATTGCTAAAGAACAGGCTCGTGCAGTTCTACCAGAAGGCAACACCGTATCTCGTATGTACATGAACGGAACTTTACGTTCATGGATTCATTACATACAACTCCGTTCGGCAAACGGCACACAGAAAGAACACAGAGAGATAGCACTAAAGTGTGCTGAAGTAATCGCCACGGTATTTCCCATGGCAGATGAATTTGTAACAGAATAATAAAAATTGGAGTAATAAATGAAAAGTATCGTTCACGGTATTGAGGTAGACTATTCTCGTGATGGTTTGTTTGATGAATTAGGCATCAAAAGATTAAAAGAGAGTTATATGAAAGAGGAAGAAGTATCGCCTCAAGAAAGGTTCGCATATGTATCAAACGCTTTTGGTAGTAACAAAGAACATTCTCAACGTTTGTATGAGTATTCTAGCAAGCATTGGTTATCTTACAGTACTCCTATCCTTTCTTATGGTCGCAGTAAGCGTGGTTTGCCTATATCATGTTTCTTACCTTATCTTGATGATAGTGCTGAAGGTTTGGTCAGTACTCTTGCAGAAGTAAATTGGCTCAGTATGCTGGGCGGAGGAGTTGGAATTGGAATTGGTATTCGTTCAGCGGATGATAAAAGTGTTGGAGTCATGCCACATCTTCGCACATATGACGCATCATCTCTCGCTTATAGACAAGGTAGGACTCGCCGTGGTTCCTACGCTGCTTACCTTGACATTAGCCATCCGGATATTCTCATATTTTTAGAGATGCGTAAACCAACAGGTGACCAGAATATGCGTTGCCAGAATTTACATCATGGTATTAACATTACGGATGATTTCATGCAATTGATTGAAAATTCTATGTTGGATCCATTGGCTGATGATACATGGCACTTGAAAGACCCACATGATGGTACTGTTCGTGACCAAATATCTGCTAAAGATTTATGGCAACGTATTCTTGAAATGCGTATGCAAACAGGTGAACCTTACTTGCATTTTATTGATACAAGTAATCGTGCAATGCCAGAGTTTCAAAAGAAACTTGGTCTAAAAATTAGACAATCTAATTTGTGTAGTGAGATTATTCTACCAACAGATAAAGAGCGTACTGCTGTATGTTGTTTATCTTCTGTTAACTTGGAGTATTATGATGATTGGAAAAATGATAAATTATTTTTGCGGGACATGGCTGAGATGCTTGATAACGTTTTACAGCACTTTATCGATAATGCTCCTGATGCAGTCAGTAGAGCCAAATATTCTGCCCAGCGTGAGCGCAGCATTGGTATTGGCGCTCTTGGGTTTCATGCTTACTTACAAAGGAATTCCCTTCCTTTTGAATCTGCTCTCGCAGTTGGTAAAAACAAACAAATCTTCAAACATATCAGAGAAACGTTAAATGAAGCGAACAAGCAATTGGGAATGGAAAGAGGTGAAGCGCCGGATGCAACAGGTACTGGTCTTCGTTTTAGTCATCTCATGGCTATTGCTCCCAATGCTTCTTCTTCCATTATCATGGGCAATACTTCTCCTTCTATTGAACCTTATCGTGCCAATGCTTATCGCCAGGATACTTTATCGGGTTCTTTCTTAAATAAGAACCGTTATTTGGATAGATTAATTCAAAACCATTTGTCGGATGATAACCATCTTATTAGTCAAGATGAGTATAATCAAATTTGGTCATCTATAATTTCTAATGATGGTTCTGTACAACATTTGAATTGGATGTCTGATTGGGATAAAGATGTGTTTAAAACCTCAATGGAAATTGACCAACGATGGGTTGTTGAACATGCCTCTGATAGACAAGAATATATTGACCAAGCACAATCACTCAACCTATTCTTTAGACCAGATTGCCATGTGTCATATTTGCACGCTGCTCACTTCTTGGCATGGAAAAAAGGTTTGAAGACCCTATACTACTGCCGTTCAGAAAAGTTAGCAAAAGCAGATAAAGTATCAAAGAAAATTGAAAGACAAATTATACAAGAATTAGACATGAGCGCTATCGCACAAGGTAACGAATGTCTTGCTTGTGAAGGTTGATATGTTTGATATAGAAATTACAGATTCGGCCAATATTAAAATAACTGACATATTGGCGGAAGAAAACAATCCTAATATGAAATTGAGAGTGTTTGTCCAAGGTGGTGGCTGCTCAGGATTTCAATATGGTTTTACACTAGACGAATCACCGAATGAAGATGATTTTATCATAGAAAAACCAGGTCTAAAAATTTTAGTAGATTCAATGAGTATGCACTATTTACAAGGCGCATCAATAGATTATATAGAAGAAGTTATGAGTAGTCAATTTGTTATTAAAAATCCAAACGCACAATCAACCTGTGGTTGTGGTTCTTCCTTTACAGTTTAATAAATTAAGAAATAAAAATGAAAAAAGCAATTAGATTTACAGCATCATGGTGTCAACCATGTAAGATGTTAGCAAGAACATTAGAAGACGTTGTTACAGAAACTTCAATTGAAGTTATTGATATTGACGAAAACTCAGAACTGGCCACCAAGTTTGGTATTAGAGGTGTGCCGACACTCGTTATGCTACAAGATGATGTAGAAACCAAACGATTGGTTGGTATGAAACCATTAAAAGAACTAGAGGACTGGCTGAATGATTAAAAAAGTAAAATCAAATCTAATGGATGAACGTAACAGTTTTAAACCATTTAATTACCCATGGGCCTATGAGGCCTGGTTAAAACACGAACAGATTCATTGGCTACATACAGAAGTGCCAATGCTTGAAGATGTAAAAGATTGGAAGAATCGTTTAACTGCAAGCGAGAAACAATTCTTGACCCATATCTTCCGTTTCTTTACACAAGGTGATATTGATGTAGCAGGTGGTTATGTCAATAACTATCTACCATACTTCAAACAACCTGAAGTGCGTATGATGTTGTTGGGCTTTGCAGCTCGTGAAGCATTACACATTGCTGCTTACTCACACCTGATTGAAACTCTTGGTCTACCTGATACAATGTACAATCAGTTCCTTGAGTATCAGGAGATGAAAGACAAACACGAATATGTGTTGGACATTTCTGACCAGAATACAACTAAACAAAATACGGCTAAACACATCGCTGTGTTCTCCGCATTTACTGAAGGTATGCAGTTGTTCTCATCATTTATTATGTTGCTGAACTTCCCACGTACAGGCACAATGAAGGGCATGGGCCAAATCGTTACT